TGACTTGTTAAGAACAACTAAAGCGGCATCTTTTAAATTACTATATGTAAATGAACCAGATGCAGTTGGAGTATTTGACCAATCAATATTTCCTTCTACAATACTTTGATATTCTTCCGCATTAAGTTCAAGGTGTGTCGGTTTTCCGATAAAATAAGTTTGTGCTGCGGATAGATTTGTGGAAATGCTAACAGCGCCATTATTTGCTGATAAAGCTTTTACAGGATATGCAAGAGCACTATATCTCCAAGAAGAGAAACCGTCACCTTTATTATTACCATAAGGAAGACGTGTTACAAGAAGGCGAGCAGGAGATGAATTTACAACGTTTTTAACGGTGTGATAAAAATAACGCTCGGCTGCATTTGTAGGTGAGCCATAAATTTGTTCAAATTCAGAAATGCTTGTTGGTTGAAGAACTTCATCGATTGGTCCTTGTGACGAAAAACCTGCGATGAAAACTGAAGTTCCTTCTATTGTAACGGGTCTAAGTGTAAGGTCGATCTCTTTGATCTCCACACCCGGTGATTGAATTGTTCTAGCCATATAAGTTATTTATGATTTTTCAAGAATGTTTTTTATAAAAAACGTTAAAAAATTATTCTTCTGGTAACAATTCCGCTTCAAATTGGTGATATGCATACTGAAACGATGATTCCATTTCAGTGGCATCCCTGTCCGAATACCCTATTCCACCAAGACTTACAGGAAAACAGTGATAAAAATTGAATTTTATTACGTTTTTATTATATTCGTCCCTGCCATATACTGTGATTATCGTTTGATAGTCTGGCATCAAACCTTCGGATGGAATCGGAGTTTTATATAATCCTTTTTTTCCATCATTGAAACAATTGAGCCATCTGTACAATACCCAATAGTTGTTAAAAAGATTGTCAACTGTGAAATTTACTGTCATATTTTCAAATGCAGGACGATTGAATGTCGTTATCTTTGGAACTTGTCCAGCATATGGTACATTTGTGGATGGAATGTTTAGGGATGGGATTACGGTTCCGTAAAGAGAATATTGAACCGTATCTGGCATTACTTTATTATTACCTCTTTCCAATATTGACTTCTCTGGTTTCAAAATCTTCGGAAGATCGAAAACCATGATGAATTTGTCTTTTCTTTGCTTGTTGAATGAAGATTGGAAAATGGAAAGATTGGACATGATAATATTTAGAAGTTGAAATCCTTTGTGAAAATATCCCAACCATCTTTTTTTAAAATTTCATAATCTGGAATATTGGAAAATTCATCTTTCGTTCCAATCGGATTACTAAAAACAGTGGGAAGTGGCATGAATGCTTGCGCATCTTTTTCGTTCACATATATATTACTTGGAGATACTATATCTGTTATTCCATAATCGATAGGTTTTATTTTCAATGGTCTTTGATTATCATCCATTGCAATCATCTCGTAATATCTCTTGCAAATGTCATTGATGAAAATAGCGGTTGCCCAAACAAGAGCCATAACCCTATCATCCAAAGTGTTTGCAGTTCTACCGCTCCATGTTCCATTTGGATGGCGAATGAAGTCCTTAATTTCACTTAATGTCTTTATGTCTCTTATTTTGACGCTTCTCATTTCATTGAGAAAGTATCTCATATTTGTGACAGCTTCTATCTTTGAATTTTGGTGACTTATAATGCCAGCCTTGTTTGTTATCTTGAAATCATTGGATATTGCACCCTTCGTTCCCCATGTTACAATATTTTCATAACCATAATTCATTTTTATAGAATCAATGACTTGTGCTCCACAACCGTTTCTTTCTATAAGCACTGGTGGTCTTCCCCATTGTTGTAATAGATCGTGTAATTTTTGAGCAAAGTAATATGGTGATATTTTCTTTGTATAATAGACGGCATCTTGTGTTATATTTGTTAGGTCTGTGATGTTTAGAATCTGACATACTGTGGCATTTTGATTCAAACCTTCTCCAACGTCCACGCCAACAACATAATGACATTTTTCATTTGGTTCTTCCCATACAACATATTGACCATCATCAAAAATATATTCTGGATCTTTACAACCAGATTCCAACATATCATAAACATCTTTGTCAATTGGAATTTCACCAGATGCGAGAAATGCATTTTCGAATTCTTGTGCAAAAAGTTCTCTTGAACCAATCGTTCTCATGGTTTCTGCTTTCCATTTTTCGTCTCTATTTGGAACCTCCCACCAATCCACTCTTTCTGGATGCCATCCATTCCAACCATCTCCTTTTTTATTGGAATCTTCCCAAAGGTTGTGAAAAAGATTTCCTATGCCTTTTGGGGTGGATGCGACAAGAATTTTGGATTTTTTTGCAGATGAAATAATTGGATAAACTGATGCCCAGAAATCAGATAATAATCCGCTGTCAATATGCGCAATTTCATCAACCACAAGCACATTTACAGATTCGCCACGACCCGCATCACTACTTGTTGTTGAAATACCAATAGAAGAGCCATTGGAAAGCATGATATTTGTTTGACCATATTCCACAGCACCCGCTTTAATAAAATTTGGCATCATTTCAAATGCCGTTTTAATTCTTTTGAGAATCATTTTTGCGGTTTGTTCCTTGTTTGCAACAACAAGAATTCTTTGATCTTCTTCAAACAATGCGACCCAAAGGGCATAAATTGTCATAAGGGTTGTGTTTGATGTTGGAATTAAAGTTTTTCCAGCCAAAAATAAGCTGTCTGGAGAATCCACAGTAATGCAACGAACTGGAACAGATTCAACTTCCCTTATATACTTTATATAGTGCCATTGATTTCTTTTATTCGATTCTGGTTTTTCAGTATTATTAACTTCGATTCTTGATGTTTTGAACGAAAGTTTACATACTAATTCTCTAGGTTTAAAAATAACTTCAGCGCATTCGCTACAATCAATTCCATTTAATGTTGGAATAAATGTTTTGTAAGTTGTTTTATATCCTAAACTTTCTATCAATTCTTTAACTTGTATAGCTAATTTTAAATTTGTATTATAGAAAATACCTATTCCATTTTTATCAATATATCCATCAGAATCCATTAAACCCTTTAACAATTCCAATCTTTGTTCTCTAGAGGAAAACATATATTCGTTCGGTATATGTTTGTTATTAAAAAGATTCATTTCTCTCAATTCTTCACTCAAGGATGTTTCCTTTCTCATCCCATATCTTCCACTCAGCATTCCTAAATTTAAACTATAGGCTTGCTGTTTCCATTTTTTACAAGTTATTTTGTATTGGGTATATTCTTTTAAAAGCTCTAAAGTCTCGTTTATGTCTCTATCACCAACTGTTATTCTGGAACTCTCATTTGCACCATCACCCAACCACAACCCCAATACATATGGGGGTATAATTAATTTTTTTTCTTCGCAGTTTAATCCAGCTAAACACGAAGGTATTCTGTGATTTGGTTCGGTTTTATTTCTGTATAATGTTTTAAATATTTCTTCGGTTGTCTTAACGCTTCCTTCCAATTTACTTTTTCTTTCTTTCGTATTTTGAGTAAACCAACGATGATCCGCATCTGCAACAATCTTTTCCCCGTTTTCAAATTCTATTTCATAACATTTTCTATCATGCAAAACATCATGTGCTTTAACAACATTACAGGGATTTCCATCAAGACCAAAAACAACATCTCCATCTTTTAATTCTCCCATTGTAGTCCAACCTTTTGGAGTTTTAATTGGAGTATCCAATGCCAATGCTTTTCCTATTTGTCTGGAAGCCAACAAGATATTAAATCTATTTTCGCTCAATGCCTTCAAAATTCTCTTCTGAAACTTATGAAGTTTAATCTTCTGTCTTCCTTCATCGACATTGATAATATAAAAATAATTACTCGCAAAGTGTAGAATATTTTTTCTACACTTTGCAATCTCCTTGATCATGTCAGGAGTATAATCATATTCCGTCTGTGCTGTTGGGAGGTTTGTATTTCCCAAATAAAATTTTTCTTTTGGACCTTTTTTTGCTGTCATTTCAAATATTTAGAACGTTCAAAGCATAAATACATTAAAACCTATGATGAACAGA